AGATACTTACACCTGAGTGCTGTAGCAGTGTCTGCTGGTCAGCGTGTTGATGCTGGAGCATTCCTTGGTAAAACTGGTGGAGAACCTGGAACTCCTGGTGCTGGTCCTACTAGTGGTGCTCACCTACACTTTGAATACTATCCAGATGGATCATCTGGTCCTGTTGATGGTTCTGGTGTTGCATCATCTGTCTTTAGTGTTGGTGGGACCCTCACACCTACTGCTCCACCAACAGCAGTTCAACCAACTGCTGTAGCAAGTCCATCAGCACAGACACCCCAACCTGCTGCAGCAACACCAGAATCAAATCAACCAGCAACCCTAGAACCAATTGTTCTTCCTGCTCCTGCAGCACCAGCGCCAGCAGCAGCACCTGATAACTCAGGCAATGGTGGCGCTAATCTCCCAGTGAGAAACCCTAACGCATCAATGTCATTACTAGGAGGTATGCCGTAATGTCAAACTCAGTTAAGAAATTTGAACCTCAGAAAGTAGTCATTGCTGACGTTGATGGCGTCCAGTATGATGTTACTAAAGCAGTTGGAATGTTCTCTTACTATGAGGATATCTATCAACCATTTGTTACAGCAAACATGCTGATGGTTGACAGTGGACAAAACTTTATTGGTAACCTACCTATACAAGGTGGAGAGGAAGTTATTGTTAAACTAATCAACGTTAGAAAGGAAGCAGTAGAATATAAGATGAGGGTTCAGAAGATCGTAAACAGATCTGTTGAAAGGAACATGCAATATTATACTTTAGTGCTTATATCTAAGGAAGGTCTGGAGAATGATACTTCTAGAGTAACAGAAAAATATAAAGCAAACTCAGAAGCAATTGTTAAGGATGTTCTTAAGAATGTATTGAAGACTGATAAAGAATTGTTTGCAGAAGAATCTCAATTCAAGATGAGTATATTCCCTAATGGTAAGAAGTGCCATGCTTTGGTGCAATCATTGATGTATAAGACAGTATCAAAGTCAACCAAGTTCAACAAAGGTGGTGGTGTTGATGATACTAAGAGCGAATCAGAACTAGGTGGTAATAATAAGAAGAAGTCATCAGGAACAGCAGGTTATCTATTCTTTGAGAACAAAGATGGATTCATCTTTCAATCTATGGATAGACTATGCTCAGATGGGACAGATTCTTTCGGCGGCACTCCACCAGTAGAAACATACTACTCACGTCCATCTGCTGGTATGCCACCTGATCAGGTATACTATAACATTGAGAACTATGCATTCGATGGTGACATCGACATGTCGGAGAAGTTAAACAACGGAATATATTCTACACATATGTGTTACTTTGATATCTCTTCTCAAAAGTATGAAGAGTATACCTATGACATGGCAAAGACATTCAATAACATGTCGCATCTTGGTAGTCAGGTAACACTAGCAAAGTATCAAAAACAATTAGCATCAAGACCTAGCAGAGTTATGAGTATCCTGCTAGACCATGAGGCATGGTATAGCGGAGAAGATGTTGCTAACCCAGAAGAGGGTGGTGATACACAGTTCCCAGACTATGCAAAATATTATACTGCACAGTCTATTGGTAGAAGATACTTGATGGATACTCACCGAGTTCAGATTGAGATCGCTGGCAACTCAGACCTGAAGGTAGGAGATAAGGTTAAGATTATGCTACCTAACATGGTAGCAGAGCAACTGAGAGAGGAACAACCATATGATGAGGAGGCAAGTGGCACTTATCTAATTGCTGCATTGTCTCACAACTTTTCATTCATTGTTGATAGTGGAGAACCTAAGTTCTTCACCAACTTGGAACTCATTCGTGACACCATGGGTATTAAAGAATACACCTCCAAGGTTAAATAAGAGTAGGAGTTATTAAAAGATGGATCAATCTTTATCATCACTGTATCCCATACACCAGATTGGTTCTGACGGATTCTCCTGGTGGATCGGTCAGGTAGAGACCAACAAAAAGGACGACCCTAAAAGGTCTGGTAGATATCGTGTGCGTATCATTGGACAACACCTGAAGACAGGTGACAATGCTACATCTACACAGGAACTACCATGGGCGCACATCATGATGCCTGTGACTACACCGTTCATTGAAGGTGGCACTGGTGGTGCATCTCCTGGACTGCAACGTGGTTGTTTTGTTGTTGGATTCTACCTGGATAATGACAAGCAGAAACCTGTCATCATGGGTTCTATTGGTGGTGTCAAAGGTGCTACTAAAGATTCATTCCAAGATGACAATCCAAGTGCTCCACTAAACTTCAAACCTGTCATTGATCCTAAGACTAATCCAAAGCAAAATCGATCTGCAGATACCCAGAGTGGTAAGAACAAGAGCGGTGCTAACACAGACAAGGGTGTTGTTGATGCAGATAAAGCAGATCTGAAAGATGGTGCTCCACCTATATTATTAGCAGCATATGCAAAGCACAGTGAAACTAACCCCACTGGTGGTAAGAGTTGTATTGTTGTTGCTAACCCTAACTGTGGACAAGAGAATAATCTTCGTAGTGGTCTGACTAGAATCGTTGGTGATCTTCTTGCTGCTAACCAAGCATCAGGAGGAAACATTGGTGACTTCTATGTCAGTAAGATCAATGGTCTTCTTTATAATGGTGTTGGACAAGCACGATATCATATTAGTCGTGTAGTCAGACTAGTCAAGAGTTTCATTGCTAGAGGAAAGACAGAGATCACAAAGGCACTGCGTGGTGCTATTGATTTTCTGAATAAAACTCTACTAACAACAGAGGCAGTAGTAGGTAACACTGGACCACTCGCAGATCCAGATAAAGCATTCAAACCTATCACAGAGAAGAGCAACAGACTCAAGACAGTTAAGAAAATCTTTGATGATATCTTTGGAGCATTAGGATGTAGTATCGCAGACATCACTGATACTATTGCACGATTCATCACTGATCTGTTGATGGGATTCATTCAAGATGTATTCAATAATGCTGCATGTTTTATAGACACACTAGTTGATGGCATTCTGAATGAGATCCTTGCTAAATTTGATGAACTTGTCAATGTAATTCTTGCACCTATCCAAGCAATTTTAGAAGCAATTGCTGCACCATTGAACTTCATTGGTGGAATCATCAATAAGTTCATGAAACTACTGGGAATCACCTGCACAGGACCTGGACAGAAGTGTGAACCAATCCAACAGAAATGCACAGACTGTGGTAACGAAGAAGATGACTCGCTTGATAAACTGCTGAAGGCACTTGAATCAGGAGTCGGCGATGAGTCTGCATTTATTTGTGATGAAGCAAAACAAGTTCCTAGTAAAAAACCTACCGAAATTTCATTTGTTGGTGGTGTTCCAGATGATCTCTCACCATCTCCAGAAAACACACCACCATCTGGTGATGCTGTTATCGACTTCCCAATTCCAGAGATAGATCTTGACGAAGATTTTGACGATGATCCTATTGATGAAGACAATTTACCTGATGACGGATCAATTATATTCCCTGATCCTGATGATGATGGTTTGCCTACCCTACCATTGGGCAATGAACCATTCATTGAAGTATACACAGAGAGTAATCTATACAATGAAGGAGACACTATCGTTTACAATCTAACGGGTGTCAACATTCCTGACGGAACTCAGTTTGATTATGAACTGTCTGGTCCTACTATCACACAGGGTGACATCGATGGGTCTCTCACGGGAGAGTTCACTGTTACAAATAATACTGCTACAGTTTCTGTTGTTCTTGCAACAGATGAGGAAGTAGAACAAGCACCAGAACTACTGATCTTTACTGCTACTACAAAAACTCCAATCATATTAGATACAGATAATGATGGAACAACAGAAGAATTTCCATTAACGACTTCTACTGATGTTGCAATTGATAGTGATGTTAATGATCCAGTATCACCAGATCCATCACAGGTTGCTGTTTGGAATCTTACTACAGATAAGAATTCATATCAGGAAGGAGAAGATGTTCTAGTCACAGTAACTACACAATATGTTGCTGATAATACTGAGGTTGATTACTACATTATTGGTAGTGGCATTACAGCAGAAGACTTTGTAAGTAGAACACTATCTGGAACTCTAGTCATTAAAAATGGTGCTGCTGCATTTGTCATTGGTATTGAGGATGATAGCACTGTTGAGGGTATCGAGAATGCAACTATTATTCTTGCAAGCAAAGGGGTTAGCACATCATTTAGCATCACTGAAGCAGGTGGTGAGGAAGATGAAGTAATAGATGATAATAATGATGATGACTTCACAATCAAGAAACCAATTGCTGGTGATATTGTTACTGATAACACTGGTGCTATTGTAGAGATTCCTATTAAAGTTCCTGGTGGACCATATCAGACTGCACCTCAGATCATCATCACTGGCGATGGATATGGTTCTGGTGCTGTTGCTCTGCTCAATGATAAAGGGTTTGTTACTGAAGTCCGAGTCACTAGACAAGGTATCAACTATGTCCCTAATACAGCTGACGAAAACAATCTACAATGTGTCGTTGATTCTTTCACTCTGCTATCTCCTGGTAGTGGATACACTGAAGCACCCGTTGTTCTGATCAATGGCGTGAAAGATATTGCAGAGGCAATTATCGATCAAAGAGGATTTGTCGTCAGTATTAGAACACTTGACAGAAGCAAGCGTTATACAGACATGCCTACTGTCACACTATTAGGTGGTGGAGGCGGTGGTGCTCGTTTCTTACCTAACATGGTTTGCCTAGATAGTAATGAACTTGAGCGTAAAGGTTACGCCAAGATTGGAACTGGATCTTACGTTGATTGTCCATAATGTCACAAGAGAAAGCAACAGAACAAAAAGCAAGTTCTGAACAGAAGAAACTACAAAAAAATGGTCCAGCAAGACCTGAAGGTGCTGATGCGCCCGAAGAAGGTCAGTTTAGTAATGAAGATTTTAATGTAATTGCCACCAAACATGGGTGGACAATGGGAACCTATACAAACAAGGATGGATCTACAGGTTTCATTTTAACTAATGGTCAATCGATGTTCCACTTCGATGTGAATGGTAACATCGTCATGGCAACAGGTAAACCTGGACAGTCAGGTTGTGGTGGTAAGGTAGTCATTCATGCTAAAGATCACCACGAAAAAACTGACACCTATGCTCTACATGTTCGTGGTAATGATGATGAGCAGACTAAAGAAGAAGATGGAAGCACTACAAAGACATCACCATATTCTATATACGTTGAAGGTGATGTTGCCATCGAATCACAAGGTGGTGATGTTGGAATCAAAGGAGATAACATTACACTAAATGCAGTCAATAATTTAACTTTACGCGCAGGAGAGAATATTAACATAGAACCTGCTGAAGGTCAAGGTAAAGTAAATGTTACTGCTGCTGATATTAATATGGATTCATCATTCACTAGATTTACTACTAGTGGTGGTTTTTATGTTGATGGATCAGGTGAGTTTTCAGTCAACCAGAAAGATCAGATAGGTGCATCAACATCTTTCAATACTATTGGAACAGTCAACCAAGTCATCAAAGGTGACTATAATTTAAGAGCAACTGGTAATCTACAACTAGAATCAGACTTTGGTCACTTGTTATTCAAATCTACTAAAGGTGGTATGGCAAGAATCATCAATGGTGATGATACTAGCACTGTAAGAGGTTTGAAGGATTTGACTGTCATTGGTAAGTCAGTGAACCTTGATGAACCACCTGCAGCATATAAAATGAACCTAGGTTCCTCATTGAAAGGTTCGCTTGAAATTAAAGGTGCATCGTTCTTTAATGCTACATTTGTTGGAGCATCGATCTTTAACAGCACCAACGTCAACATCGTTGGTAAGACTGCTGTCACCATGACAGGTAAATCAATTTTCTTGAATTGATTACGTAAAACTCGAAAAATTTTCTCTGTCCAAAAATACCTAAAAAAGTCGAGCTTGACAAATCCTCACAAAACGAGTAGGATGACTCTGTAAGGGTTCAAGGGTTACTGTGACTCTAAATACTATTGAATGATACTTCATTATGCATTACAAACCATATAGTCCTGAGTGGCATAGATATCGATATTTAAAAGAAGCACTTAACAAGTATCTTGACGATTACGTTGAGAACAATATAATCATGGAAGATATTCTGGATATTATTTGTATTCGTCAAGAAGAAGCACATGCTGAATATCATAAACTTGAAGATTTAGAACTAAAACTCCGAGACTGACATGCTATCAACTCAATACAGACTACGACTGGAATTTATCTGTAAATGCATTGCAAATGGGGAAGAAGTAAAATTATCTGATATGATTTGGGCGAACAAATTAGCAAAGGCAAACACAACTGCCAATGAAATGTTAAAGATGGCACGTAGGCAAATCACATATAAAATTGAAGAAGGTAGCACAGACGATTTTTTGAATAGAATGGGTTTAGGTGATCCCGACCCATCCAACCATAAGAAGGGATTCACTGATGCTGACGATATCAAGAATTGGTTTCAGCAAGACAAACCTGATGATTGGAGACAACGTGACTAA